AACCGCGCTGCCCACTTTTTTGCTCAATGCGCGCACGAGAGTGGCAACTTCAAAGCGTTCAGCGAGAACCTGAACTACGGCGCGAAGGGCCTGCGCGGTATCTTTGGCAAGTACTTCCCAACCGATGCGCTGGCCAAGGCTTACGAGCGTCAGCCGATGAAGATTGCCAACCGAGTCTATGCTAATCGCATGGGCAACGGCGATGAAGCGTCGGGCGAAGGTTTTCTGTACAAAGGACGCGGCCCCCTCCAATTGACGGGCAAGAACAACTACCGCGCATTCGGTAAGTATATCGGACGTGAGCAAGAGATTTTGGACAACCCAGACCTCGTTGCCACAGAACTTGGCTTTGAAAGCGCCTTGTGGTTTTTTGACGCAAACAAGCTATGGTCAATCTGCGATCAGGGCATCAATGACGCTGCAATCCTGCAGCTCACTAAGCGGATTAACGGGGGCACACACGGCCTCGATGACCGCAAACTGAAAACCAAGAAGTACGCTGCTTGGTTGTAAGGAGAAGAGTTATGCTTAATCTGAAGAAAATTATCCGCAAGGAAGCCGAGAAGGCAATCGCGAAGAAAGCCGTGGGCAAGATTCTGCCGATGGAAGACGCGCCAAAGCTGACGATGATGGCAAAGATGATGAGCATCAAGGGAAGGCTGGCGGTGGCAATTGCTGCTATTACAGCTTTGATTGCGGCTGTTTCTGAATTGATGTAAGGACCAGTCTATGGCTACCGCGATGACGTATACCAGCTTGCTCAACGACCTCCGGAATTATCTGGAGCGTGGAGCTACGCTGGCGACTGACCCCTCAGTTTTTGTGCAACTTCCAAGTCTTGTGGGGCTTGCTGAACGTCGTCTGGCGAGAGAGCTTAAGATCCAAGGGACTGTCACTGTCGTCAATTCGACTATGACTCAGGGGCAGGCGACATATCCGAAGCCTGACCGCTGGCGTGAAACCGTCAGTATGAGAGTCGGAACTGGGACTGGTTATAACACGACGCAGGAAATCTTCCCGCGTGCATACGAATATATGCGGCAGTATTGGCCGAATCAGACGGTCACTGGTACGCCAAGATTCTATGCTGACTATGACTATCAGCACTGGTTCTTTGCGCCTACGCCGTCTGACGATTTTCCTTATGAGCTGATTTATTATGAACTGCCGCCGCTTCTTGGTGACGACGTTCAAACGAACTGGTTCACGGAATACGCGCCTAACGCGCTGCTCTATGCCTCGCTTATGGAGGCCGCTCCGTTCCTGAAGAACGAAGAAATCATTCCAATTTGGCAGGGCTTTTATGACCGTGCCGTCGCCGCACTTAATGGTGAGGACATTCGCCAGATCGTTGATCGCGGCATTATTCGCAGGGAGGACTGATAAATGCCATCGTTCACGAATACGTTCGGGGGTACAGTCATTTACCCAGCAAACGTCAGTTACCGGGCGGTATCGCTTTCTGCCAACGTCACCCTGACGTGGCCCACGGAACTCGCCACAGACACGAACACGACGGCTGCAATCATGGATGTCACGCCAACAGGCGCTGGCTTCACGATCCGTATGCCGGACGCATCGCAGGCAAGCGTTGGCGAAACCGTCCTGTTCTTCAATCCCGGCGCATCTTCCTTCACGGTTGCTGATAATGGTGGGAACACCATCGTGGTTGTCGCCGCCGGCCAGAGCTGGCAGGTTTATCTCACGGGCAACTCGACGGTAAACGGTGCGTGGCGCTCACTGGCTTATGGCACAGGCACGTCATCGGTTAACGCTGGATCACTGGCCGGCCTTGGCATCAAGGCCATTGGCACGACGCTGAACCAGTCTATCGCCGTTGACGCGCTCAATTCCAATTACACCATCGGTTCTGCTGATAGATCGCGTATGCTGCTCTGGACGGGCGGCGCGGGGACTTTCACGCTGCCTTCGGCTTCAGTGGTTGGTAACGATTGGTTCTGTCAGGTTCGCAATGGCGGCACTGGCGCAGTCACTATCGCAGGCCCCGGCGGTGAAACCATAGATGGTGCGCTGAACCTCATCATGGACCCTGCGAACAGCGCGTTCATCGTCTGCGACGGGACGGATTACTTCACGCTTGGATTGGGCCAGCCAGCTGAATTCACGTTCGACTTCATCTCAATCAACCTAGCCGGACAGTCGAGCCCGTATTCTCTTACGGGTGCAGAGCTGAATCGGATTGCCTATCAGTTCAGCGGCTTGCTGACTGCGAACATGGAAATCATTGTTCCCACGACGGTGCAGCAATACTGGGTCGCCAACAATACGACCGGACCTTACACGCTAACCGTGAAGACCTCAGGCGGAACTGGCGTGGCTATCACGCAGGGTGCACGCTCGATTCTTTATTGCAATGGAACGAATGTCGTTGCAGCTGACACTGGTGGCCTTTCTGTTCCAATCTCGGTTGCTCAGGGCGGTACGGGGGCAACGACTTCCAACGGCGCTCTTGTCAATCTTGGCGGCACATCCCTTGGCGTTTCCATTTTCACTGCAGCTGGAACAGCAAACGTATGGGCTGACTTAGGCCCAGCACAATCTGGCAATGTTAACGGCGGCACGTTTTAATGCTGGTTCCCGTCAACCTTCAATCAAAAGCTGGCATCAAGCGTGATGGCACCAAGTTTGAGGGTGACTATTACGTTGACGGCCAGTGGGTGCGTTTTCAGCGTGGGCTGCCGCGTAAGATCGGCGGATATAGACAGATCAGTAATTACGTAAATGGGATCGTCCGGCAGATTCACACGCAAGGGCTGAACAATTTTGCCTATACTCACGTTGGGCATCAGAAGGGCGTGCAGCAATTTACGATTGATGTAGACGGGAACACCTCGGCTCCCATCACGCGGACGCCAGCGGGCTTTACGGACAACGATAATTACAACTGGATGTTCGATGCCATGTATGACGGCGCTGGTAGCGGTACGGTCATCATTGCAAACGCAACAGACACGCTCTTAGACATCACCAGCGGGGAAAACTATCCCATATACATCGGGGACATTTACGGCACGTCGGCTCTTACAGCAATCCCGGGAGTAACGACCTGCGGCGGCATCGTGGTGCTGCACCCGTATCTGTTCGTCTATTGCGCAAACGGGTACATCCGGTGGTCTGATATAAACGATCCTACCAACTTCACAACTGGGGACGCTGGCGATGCGTTCGTCACTTCCTCAAAGATCGTTAAGGGACTCCCCCTTCGTGGCGGCGGTCAGAACCCTGCCGGCCTTTTCTGGTCGCTCGACAGCCTGATTCGCGCCTATTACACGGGCGGCGCTGATGTGTTTGCGTTTGATACGATCAGCTCTCAGATCAGCATCCTCGCCGCTAATAGCGTGATTGAGTATGATGGTCTGTATTTCTGGATCGGGCGCGACCGATTTATGTTTTATAACGGTGTTGTCCGCGAAGTGCCGAACAACATGAACATCAACTATTTCTTCGACGGCTTGAACACCAATTACGCCAACAAGATCTTTGCCTATAAGGTTCCACGCTTTGGTGAAATCTGGTGGTGCTATCCGCGTGGTCAGGCCACAGAGTGCACGCACGCGATCATTTACAACGTCCGTGAGGAAACGTGGTACGATACTGAGCTGCCCAATGGCGGGCGATCTGCGGGCCTTTACGCTCAGGTTTTTCCATCCCCCATCTTGGCTGGCGTTGATCCAACGATTCCAATGGACGCTCCTGTTCGCATTACTGAGGCGTCAGATACGCGTATCACTGAAATTGGCGACACCCGCATTGTGGATAATGGCCCCATCACCTATAAAATCTGGCGTCATGAATATGGCGTGGATGAAATCGACGGCTCATCTGTGAACGCCATAGAGAGCTTCTTCGAGACGGGCGACATATCCATGCTGACGATGCAGAATCCTCGCAACCGTTCGATCCACGTAGAGATGATTGAGCCTGACTTTGTGCAGTCTGGCGACATGTCGGTACAGATCACTGGCCGTATTAACGCACGCGCACCTGAGGTGAATGGTCCGGTTAAGTTCTTCCCTGATGTTCCAACCGAAACTTACGAGCAGCAGGTCTTTTTCAAGGAACAGCGGCGTGAGCTTCGCTTTAAGTTCGGCTCGAACACGGTCGGCGGAGACTATCAGATGGGACAGATTATTGTTCACATCGAAGTCGCTGATGGCAGATACCAGTCATGATTGGTGTTGATCCTCGCGGGATTGATCGGTTCATTGACTGGGCTGATTATATGTATCCGGACCTTGAGCAGTTTGGCACTGTCGTTCAGATGATGCCCGGCGCGAACTGGCAGGACTGGGCGGCTGGCTTGTCGGCTGTGAATACAATAGCTGAGAGTAGCGCTCCTAATCCATATCAGTTTGATGACTG